GCAGTAATAACTTACTCGCGGCATAGTCTACACCATTGAAAACATCCAAATACCTTGCAGCAGCCCCTCCGGCTACTTTGCACAAGGCATCACCTAGATAGGTATGGGCATCGACTTTCTCAGGGCGTATGCAGTTACACACACCTCTCAATTGTCTACAACCATCCACACCACAAACCTCGAGGCATTTTGCGATGTTCTTCTTATTCTCCATCAACGTCGTTTGCTCCTCATTATGCAACAAGAATTGTTCTGTTAGAAAAGCCAAAGCCTCTTTGGCAGATACATTCTCCAATGGCTTTCCCCAATGTCTCGCAATCTTAACATCAGGTAAAGCTGATATGGAAGCATTTTCTTTCGGTTTGAAGTACTGAACAGTGCATTCCCAGATATCATCAATAGGTTCGTTTGGGTGTTCTTTGCGCCACAATAGAGCAGCACTCTTGTCCAACATACCGCCCACTTCTCCTGTTTTGGAAAATTCAGCTTTCGTCTTTGTAACGATTCTATAGTCAATGCGTCTTAGCGCTGCACTGGGCGACGTGACCCAAGTCTTGACTTGCATCCATTCGGAGTTCGTGTTCATTGTGAGTAGTTCAGGTTCACCGTAGACTCTGCCTTTGGACTCGACATCAGCCATGTTGGCAACAAATTTTTGATTACCTTTGAGCCCGAAGACATCCATCCAAGGGTTGTGTGTAGATTTGTCTGCTGCACCTTGACAAAAATCATCCCAATTCACAGTAGTCATATCAGACCGAAAACCTGACCAGTAATCATCCAAAGGATTTTTGGTGTACCAAAGCCTCTCATCGGCATTCACACCAGCCGATGTAAGTAAGGCTCTAGTCATTTGTTCTGTTATGAAAGACTTACTCTGTCCTGTTCCTCCGTAGAAACATATCAAGAATGGACTCTTCCTGGTACCACCAGAAACTTTCAAGTCAACAAAGTTGTTGTGAATGTCCATCAATTGAGCGTGCAATTTGACCAAAGTGATGTGTGCTAGTCCTCGACTGATGAGCGCTTTGCGTCGCTCTAATTCGAGGATTGCATCCTCCAATTTCTCACAAAATTGCCTATCGGTCATATCGAAATCGCGCTTCAAATTGCCGACGGCACAGGAGTTCCACCATCTCTTGATGTCTGAGATTCTTTGATCCATTGACACATCTTCCATTCCTGTCCAAATTGGGTTGAGTGAACCATGTTTCCAGCATGCATATCCCACTTCGACGAAATAAATTACAGTGTCGAAAACAGCGTCGATAACGGATGATGCTTTCTTGTGCACTACATTGAGGTCTGCAGAAATCAACTCGAAACCTGCAATATCAAATTTGACAGTTTCCTCGTCGCACAAACCTGTAATGACAACAAGACCAAGCAATTTCGATAGTTTATCCGTGAATAATGAATCCCTCATTTGGGTCCAATTGACGCGGAAATCTCTCAATTTAACTAGCCACTCTGGTTTGTCATTCCATTGAAAGCCAGTATTCGTCTTGATCTTGACACCATCAGGATTTTCAATATCCACCTCTGTTGAGGGTTCATCCTGTGTCCCACTCGAATGGGCTTCTACATCACCTGTTTCGGGTTCTGTCAGAATCTTTGTGATAAGATCCCGCAACTTGAAGAAAATCGAACCCTTTACATGTGTTTTGAGATACACCAGTAATGCTGTGAAAACTCCCAAATTATTAGCCGCATTCTCTATACCGCTATATAGGAGAGCAATGTTTTCAATTGCATCGAGTAGCTTCTCACTTGATTGCAATCCAGCATCAATAACACATTGCTTAATGTATGCCACACCTATGTTTCCAATGAAATGAGCTTGCACCTTCTTTGCGCGTTTACGTCGTGCTTTGCTCTTCTTCTTTGTGCTACGTATGACACGTGAAGATTGCCGATTTATCTGTGCTCTCTCAGCATTCTTCTTCTTTTGGAACTTGTCCTTGTAGTAGGAATAATGTGTTAACCACTCGGAATATTCATCCGGTGACATCATGCCTTTACAATATTTCTCATCACTAACTTCACAGAGCATCGGTGAAGTGTGTGATGTTTCATCTTCGTAAATATTGGCGTCTTGTTGTTGATTGAAAGATTGGTTACTAAAGTGTTGGTATAAGGTCCCTATCACTAGGGTTGTAACTCACAGGGGGGGATTAGCCCCCTGCTACCTATGTGGAAAGTTTGAGTTTATAGTTCGTCGCAACCATTTAAACGAACATCTCCGGTCTATGTTGTGTCTACTACTAGTTTTCCAAGACTAGCAAAATAACACTACATGTGCTATACACCAAGGATCATTTTATATTCGACGTCTCCACTACGTCCTAAGAGTCAAGTAATTGCCAAATCACTTGAACCAACATACCTCATAGAGGTTCAACAGTTGGGAGTATGTTCCTTGTTCGTGCTTACACACCGTTGACTGGTCTGTCCAGTCTGTGACGTAGATAACGCCAATTAGATCTCATACGTATATGTGATCAGTAAAATTAGCCATGCTTAGCATTTACATAATACGTTTATGTCAAGTAACGAGTGTTAATTGTTTGGATAACACCAATCCAGACTAACTAATCTAACACATTCTGGTTCTTCCATATATGTGTTAGGCTTTATTCGACAGTAATTCTAGTTAGATTGTTTATTTGAAATACTTCTGCCCTCAAACGATTGAGATTGCTCAGTTGTTTAATGTGTACTGATACACGGGGGGGGGTTGTGCCAGCCTTAGCCAGCGGGGTTTGGGATTTCTCCCGGGTGGGGCAAAGCCCCGATTTCGGTCCAAAGGACCTACCGTATAATAATTAACTTTGTAATACTTAAATGAGCTCTCGTAGTCGTCATGCTCGAGTCATCTCACTGATAAGATCTAAAAGTTGATAAGAGTTCCTGTCCTAGGAACTCTAAACCA